AAATTCGTCCTTGGTTCAAAGACCCAAGTATGGAAGACATTGGACGTAAGTACTGGAAAAAGCGTTCTTACATTTTTCAGGGATTTGTTACATCAGACCCTATGAATGAAGAAACTCCAGAGAACCCAATCCGACGTTTCATTATTGGTCCACAAATCTTTAAGTTGCTTAAAGCGGCATTGATGGACCCAGATATGGAAAATCTTCCAACTGACATTGAGCAAGGTACAGACTTCCGTTTGACTAAAACTCAAAAAGGTCAGTATGCAGATTACTCAACTTCAAACTGGGCTCGTAAAGAACGTAGCCTTGACGAGGCAGAGCGTTCAGCAATAGAAACTCATGGTCTATTTGACTTAAATGAGTTTATGCCTAAACGTCCTACTGAGGAAGAAATGGGTATTATCATGGAGATGTTTGAAGCATCAGTTGATGGTGAATTGTACGACCCACAACGTTGGGGTAAATTTTATAAGCCATACGGTCTGGAAATTACAGACACATCAGCATCAGCGGCACCAGTTGAAACATCAACTACGCCTAAGACTGAGGCTACTCCAAAGCCGAATACTCCGACTGCAACGGCTCCTGTACAGGAAAAAGTTGCTGAACCGGTAGCAGAAGAAACTGCACCAGCAGGTGCATCATCGGATGCGGCAGATATTTTGGCAATGATACGTTCCAGAAAATCTGACTAATAATAAATTAACATGGGGGCGTAATGTCCCCATGTATTTTTCTTTGAATGGAGTAGAATATGGCAAAGGCATTTGATGCAAGTAAATTTCGTAAGAGTATAACGAAATCTGTACCAGGTATGAGTGTAGGTTTTCGTGACCCTGATACATGGGTATCAACAGGTAACTACTGTCTAAACAAGTTGATTTCTAATGATTTTAATAAAGGCATTCCGCTAGGCAAAGTAACAGTACTTGCAGGTGAGAGTGGCGCTGGTAAATCATATATTGCGGCAGGTAATATTGTTAAGAACGCACAAGACCAAGGTATCTTTGTAGTTCTTATTGATAGTGAAAACGCACTAGATGAAAGTTGGTTACATGCACTTGATGTGAGTACTGACCCAGAAAAATTACTAAAACTGAATGTAGCAATGATAGACGATGTTGCTAAAATTATTTCAGATTTTATGAAAGATTATCGTGCTGAATATGAAAATACAGACGATGAAAGCAGACCAAAAGTTCTATTTGTATTAGACAGTCTTGGTATGATGTTAACACCTACAGACGTTGACCAGTTCAACAAAGGTGATATGAAAGGTGACATGGGACGCAAACCAAAGGCTCTAGCGGCTCTTGTGCGTAACTCAGTCAATATGTTCGGTGACTTTAATGTAGGACTAGTTGCTACAAATCACACATACGCATCACAAGATATGTTTGACCCAGATGATAAAATTGCTGGCGGTCAAGGCTTTATCTATGCATCAAGTATTGTTATTGCAATGCGCAAACTTAAACTTAAAGTTGATGCAGATGGTAATAAAACATCGCAAGTACATGGTATTCGTGCCGCTTGTAAGGTTATGAAAACACGCTATGCAAAACCTTTTGAAAGTGTGCAAGTAGAAATTCCTTACGAAACTGGTATGAGCCCATATAGCGGACTAGTAGACTTTTTTGAAGCAAAAGGTATTCTTGTTAAGGATGGAAAACGTTTACGTTATATGACAAAATCAGGCGAAGAAATGATTGAATTCCGTAAGAATTGGACGGATGAAAAATTGGATGTTATCATTAAAGAGTGGAATGATGAAACTTTTGATGATGAAAAACACGAATTAGAACCACAAGAATTGGAGACCGAGTAAATGGCAAAATATATATCAACGAAAACATATCATCAACAATTTCCAGTCGCTTATAGACAATGGCGTGCAGATAGTCATTGTAACATTTTACATGGATATGCTCTAAGTTTTCATTTTGAATTTGAGTCAGATACTTTGGATGCTCGTAATTGGGTAATGGATTTCGGTGGACTACGTCCACTGAAACATCTCCTAGAAGATTGGTTTGACCATACGACACTTCTTGCATTAGACGACCCCAACTACAATGATATCAAAAAGTTAGGCGAACTAGGTCTTGCAAAGATTACAGAAGTAGAACGTACAGGCTGTGAAGGTATTGCTGATTTCTTATATGAGTACATCAACACTGTGTTCCTAAAAGATTATGGTGAGGCAGACCGTATTTGGTGTTGTAAAGTAGAAGTGCGTGAAACACAGAATAATATGGCAATGCGTGTTGGTCATAGAGAAGATGGTGACTTTGATAGTTAACATTGTCTTTAATGATACAACAACATTTATAAATATTACTCATCAATCAGACAGGAAATAATACATGATAGCACTTGAGGCAGAAACAGTATTTGAATTATGGGAAAGTATTAAATCATACGTCCCTGCAAAAGAAAAATTAGAAGTGGCAGAAATCTTTATTAAAGCAGTAGATGAAGCCGGATTATCACAGGTAGATATCGAAGTATTGTGTGACGATGATAAGATTTTGCATGAAGCAGTGCGAAGGTATTATGTAGAAGACGATGATTTTGATGAAGAAGAGGATGATTGGAATTAATGAACTGGTATAGCAAAGTAGTTAAAGATTGGGGCGAAATCCCAAACATGATTGATTTCTTTACTGGCGAACTAACAGAGGCACGAAACGAAGTAAAAATCAAAGGCAATGTAGAAAAGAATTCAACTTATCTGCCTGCTTTTGTTGAACTTCGTTTCGGTCAGTTACAAGAAATTGAAGCAGTACTAGAACACCTTAATATTCAATTAAGAAAGAAAAGAAGTGAGTTTCTAAGAAAGTATTTAGAAAATTACAACAAGGCACTTAGTAGTCGGGATGCTGAAAAATACGCCGATGGGGAAGCAGAAGTTGTCGCTATAGGAGAACTTATTAATCAAGTTGCATTTGTAAGAAATCAATATTTGGGCATAACCAAAGGTTTTGAAATTAAGCACTTTCAACTTACTAATATAATTAAGTTAAGAGTGGCAGGCATGGAAGATGCGGAGATTAATAACAGACAGTAGATGAAAGATTAAGATTATGACAAATATAAATGTAGTAAAACGAAATGGAGACAAGGAAGGTCTCGACTTAGAAAAAATGCACCGAGTAGTTTTTGCATCATGTAAGGATATTGCAGGTGTATCTGCAAGTGAGATTGAACTAAAATCTCATATACAATTTTATGATGGCATTTCAAGTTCTGATATACAAGAAACTCTTATTAAGGCGGCGGCAGAATTGATATCGGAAGATACTCCGAACTATCAGTGGGCGGCAGGTAATTTGATTAATTATCATATTCGCAAAGAAGTGTATGAAAGTTTTACACCGTGTCATGTCAAAGAATTAGTAGAAAAGAATATTAAATTAGGCTTTTACGATGGAGCATTATTAGATGATTATTCAGATGATGAATGGAATCAAATAAATTCGTTTATTAAACATGATAGAGATTTTGATATATCTTATGTAGGTATGGAACAATTTCGTGGAAAGTATTTAGTACAAAATAGAGTAACAGGTCATCTTTATGAGACACCTCAGATGGCATACGTGTTGATTGCGGCGACACTATTCAGTCAGTATCCTCGCAGTTCTCGTTTGAAGTGGGTTAAAGATTACTATAATGCTATTAGTACTTTTGATATTTCATTGCCAACACCTGTTATGGCAGGAGTTAGAACTTCACAAAGACAATTTAGTAGTTGTGTTCTAATTGAGACAGATGATAGTCTTGATTCAATCAATGCAACTTCTAGTTCTATTGTGAAGTATGTCTCTCAGAAAGCAGGCATCGGAGTAGGTGCAGGTAGCATTCGTGCTATTAATTCGCCTATTCGTAATGGTGATGCATCACATACTGGTGTTATTCCATTCTATAAAATGTTTCAAGCGGCTGTTAAATCATGTTCACAAGGCGGTGTTCGTGGTGGCGCGGCAACATTATATTATCCTGTCTGGCATTATGAAGTAGAAGACTTACTTGTTTTAAAGAACAATAAAGGTACAGAAGATAATCGTGTAAGGCATATGGATTATGGTGTACAGTTCAATAAGTTAATGTATGAAAGACTAATGACTGGTGGTGATATTACATTATTCTCACCACAAGATGTCCCAGGATTATACGAAGCATTCTTTAATGACCAAGATAAGTTCCGTGAACTATATGAACAAGCAGAACGTAAGACATCTATTC